TTAACTTCGGGGTCTTGGAGCACTGGTATAAGTTTTTTCCAATCACCTACCCATTTGCTACTATCATGAGGTGAACACATTACACACTTAATATTACAAGTATGTCCTAAGCGTAAATCTAAATATTGTAAACGACTAGGAACAGTACCATCTTCTTCTGTTTGTTGTATTAATTCTTCAACATCTAAACCTTCATCTTGTATCCAAAAGCCTGTTTCCCAAATACGTTTACTTACAATTCCTTGATCTTCTTCTTTAAAACATCCTGTACAACTTGCTGGTATATTACCTTCTAGCATAGTTTTACGAACACTACACATATACTTGTTATTAAATGCTTCTAACGGAGCAGTGTGTGCAAAGTTAGCAGGTTCTCCGTCCTCATTTTTAACCAATCCAATTTTATGATCAAAACCTGCTCCACTAGCATTTGATGTACAACACAATCTCATATCGCCGTTAGGGCGAGTGGCTAAATGTATCCACGGCAAAATACAAAATGTTGGTGAGCCTGTTATATCTTCAAGCTGTTTTTTATATTTTTCTATTGCCATTAGCTGCTTCTTTTTCCAATTATCATGTATCTATTATACAAAGGCAAAGATAATGTATCTTTGTATATAGGATTTATTTTACTCATTCTTACAAAATCATCAATATCAAACGCACATCTAATGTGTTCTTCAATATCAGTAAAATTATTACTTTGTAATACAATCAACGAATCTGCTGGTACTAAATCTAACCATGCTTCATACTGTTCTTGCGTTAAATGTTCGCAACTTGTATTAATAATAATATCCGCACCATAGTAATATTTAGACATGTCAGCAGTAATAGCTTGAAACTTACCATCAATGTGATATCTTTTGTTTATAGTATTTGCAACTTCTTCACATTCAGGGTCTATATCAATACTACTGATTGTAGTGATAGGAATGTTACTATTAAAAAGTAAACTAGCAAGTACACCATTCCAACCTGCACATATTTCAATAGAATTATCATCAAGTTCTATATGTTCTTGTAATTTTTCTATAAGCCATATTTTTGAATTTATTTGACCTTTCCAAAAACTTTCTAAGGTACGGTATCTGTCTTCGCTGTTTCGAATTGCGTCCATCCAAAATAATATGTCCTGTATGTCAACTTTCATTTTTTACCTTTGGCAATTTTGAATCTGCACTACTAACACATGTTGGAGTAATACATTTACGCGGTTCTTTAAATATTTCAAATCCTTCACTAAGTGTTCCAATTGGCTCATCATGGCAACTATAGCTACGTTTAACTTCATTTTCACGTATTACAATACCTTGATAGCCTGCATTACAAGTCCATCCTTGAAACTTATTAAATCCAAACGCATTAAATCTTTCTGCTTGATCTATATAATATGTATTTCCTTTACTGTCTAAGAGTTCAACTTGTAACAAAGGAATTAACTTTTTGTATCTATCTGGGATTTGTTGTGGGAATCCTGTTTGCATTCTTCCAATTTGTTCAGTTGTGTATCCAGATACAACATAGGATGCAGTAGGATCGGACTGGGGTTTAAGTGTGACATTGATACCTCTATCGGCAAACCGCTCACAGCGTTCGTATAATTCGTCAAACATTTCTGGAACCATAACTTGATTGATTGTGACAAACGTTTCATCGTTCATTAACTGGAGGCACTTGTCTCCAAACTCCTGTTCTTTTGCAAACTCTGCGTGGTAACTTGCTGTTATACTCCTACGCTCTAGAGTTTTAGTATTGTCTAACCATCTACTCCACCATTTGCTTCCTGGCGAAAGATTTGTAGTCATGTGTATACTCTGATACCCGGGTGCTGTATCACTACAGTAATGATCTATGATCTCCCCAAAGTATTTATAGGCTGTTGGTTCACCACCGCTAAAACTGAAGTGGAAATCTGTAAAACCATTTGCACGAGCCTGTGCTTTGATGCTGTCAAGGGTGTTTAAGTAAATTTTTAAATCTTGGTGGTCTGGGGTACTAGATCTAGCGTATGGCCAGCAATATGAGCAGTTATAATTACAAAATCTAGCCAGAATCCACGAAACTGTAAAAAGATGGCTCTTTAGGAGGGTTTTCTGCCCAAACTCTGTAATATTATCCCACGGTATGTCTTGAAAATTATTGTTCATTTTCTTTGATCGTATACACTTTTTGAACACGACTTAACACAAGTCATGCACTTATCTTTTCCTTGCCAGTACTCTGGTAATAACTTAAATAATATTTTATCAGTATGCAAAACACCGTCTTGACAATTTGGTAAACCAACTCGTTGTATTATTTCCTTTGTATTGTCTACTGCTAAATTACGCAAAGTATGTATTGGTAATTTTTCTTCAATATGGTTTTCTAGATAATCACTTCCTAACCAACAACACGGAAAAATATTTCCGTAAGGATCTATATAAACACTTTGGTCTGTCTGACATAACGGGTTAATTGTTGCATTAGATAAAACGTTTTCTCTAATATTTTTATCAACTAGTTTATCTAACTCTAAATTAGGAGTTTTTTTAAATTTTGAACGCTGTGCAGGTTCTAAATAATATATTACTTCACCATTATCGTTGTGTACTTCAAATTTATCTATATTATAAAATCTCGAAGTACTAATAAAATTAATTTTTTCAACACCTAAATTTAATATATATTTTTCAAGTTCTTCTACGTCATGTTCGTTATGTGCAAACACAAGACTATCTACTCTTGCTTTTCCTCCTGCATCAACAAATGCACGTAAATTTTCAATTACTTTATCAAACTTTGTATTTTTACGATATAGTTCATGCTTACCCTTAAAGCCGTCTACAGCAAATATAACTTCGACATTTTGTTTTGCAAGTTTGCGCCACCATTCTGTATTACGCATACCTCCGTTAGTATGTATTGCAAGTCTAGCAGTTGGATTGCACTCTCGAACATAAGAATAAATTTCTAAACAATCTTTTGCAAATGCAGGATCACCGTAGTTGCCGCAACTGTAAAAATTATCTAGTTGTGCTAAAAAGTGTTTAGGAAACCATTCTTTAAATTGTTCAATACTAATATCGCCATTACGTATAAAAGGACGAGTTTTGCCACCATTAAAATTTCTAGCACACATTGGACATTGTGCTTGACACTTATCTGTTAGTTCAATGTGAACTTGTTTTATCTTATATACTGGCTGCATTAAATTGTTCCTCTAGCCAGTCAAAGTCATTTATAAGTTTTAACGCAGCATCATTATTAGAATTTACTGTACCGTATTCTTTTCCAGCTAGTGCTCCGCTAATTGCCCATTTACCATTTTTACGTTCTTCGCCTACACTACACCAAATTTTTAATCTAGATTCTGTTTCTTCGCTTACTTGTCCTTCAATTACTTTTGACGACAATTTAACACATTCTCTAAATGCACTACGCCAAGAACTATAAGGGTCTGTATTAAAGGAGGTATAATTTGATATTTGTTCAACTACTTTAAACTTATCGCTTATACTAGTTGTCATATCAGTTTTACTAGTATCCATATTAATTGTTAATTTACGAGGTAATAACTTTACTCCGCCATAGCCGTAAATTAAATCGTTAACAGGATTTTGACTGCGCCAAACGTGTACAGTATCTAAATCCCAGTCTGGAACTACATAATCAAAATTAAAGTTGTCTACAATGAGAGCATCAGCGTCTACTATCCAAACCATTTTTGTTAGGCATTTTTTAGCAGCAGCAATATGGGCTTGGTGTATTCCTTTTACTCCGTTAATACGTTTAGCAACAGGAAACCGTTTTTTTAGTTTTTCGTAATTTGTGTCTGCATAACGTTCATTATAACTTATAAAGACTATATCGTACATGTTTATGTTTTTCTAGTGTTGCCATAATGAACAACTTCTATACCTTCTAGTTTTGGCATAGTCCTCCAAGGATCAACAATTACACTACCTGTTGTAGGAGTGAAGTACATTTCATCATCAGTAACACTAACTCCTGTGCCTGAATAAGTTACTTTAGCATTATGTGCCATTAATACTACAGCAGGTTCATCATCAACAGTTGTATCTCCTGTAAGAGGATCTGCATATGTTAATTTTACGCCTGCGGCTTCTACAAAGTGTCCGACTAATTCACTATAACTTCCTATAGTGTACGGTACGTAAGGCTTATATGCTCTGCCATGAATTACTACAGGCAGATTCTTTTCTTGTGCGATAGATATTAATTTTTCAGCCATGTTTTTTGCTTGCATATCTCTACTATGCATAATAGCATGGAATAAATCATAACCTAAATCTAGTTTTTCTGCTAGATATCTTAGTGCAATGTTGTCTCTAGGATGACATGCACCTGCATCACCTAAACCAGCAGTTAAATAACGAGGACCTGTAATACGTTGTGTTGCTTTTTTAAGTGCATCTGTAACTACATCAACGTTTATATTACCATTACGTTCAGCAACGTCTTGAATCATATTAACTAAACCAATTTTAGCACTAATAAATGTATTATAAAAAACTTTAATTGCTTCTGCTTCGTCCCATGTTCCAATATTTACAATTGGATTGTTTTCCATTAGCGGCTGATAAAAATCTGTAAGTATTTTTGCATCGCCTGTTTCTGAACCATCATCCGTTCCAATAATTAAACATTCAGGATTTACCATATCCCATTTGACTGATCCCATAGCAATTAAATAAGGATTATAGATAAATCTTGCATTTGTAATACAAGGACGTAAATGTTCTCTAACTGTGCCTGGTAAAACTGTACTAATAAGAACAACCAATTGCTGTTGTGTTACATATTTGTTAATTTCAGTTAGAACATCTTGGACAATACTGTAATCAAAATCTTTTGTAGGTAAGTTAGCAATAGGTTTACTTCCACCGTATTCTTCACTGTGCGGAGTTGGCACAGCTACAAAAATTAAATCTGCATTTTGAACTGCTTCTTCAACGGTATTTAATAACGGAATTTTTGCACTAGGATCCTTTACAACATCATATCCAACAACATTGTAATGATGACTCATAACCTCTGCACAAGGTAATCCTAATTTTCCGCATCCTATCATTGCTACGTTCATATTTTTTCCTCTTATATTCTTATAGTTATCTAAGTATTTTTAATTTATTTTAGATTGTGAAGAATTTGTTGTGTCCAAAGATCAATACCTTTCCTAGAAGGATGGTTATCTGTATCATATCCAAATACATCTCCTTGAAATTTGCGTTGTAATCTTAGTTTTTGTCCAGAACCTGTGATTACTGCACTATTATCTTGGCTGTACGTTGGTATTGATTTTTCGTAATCATAAGTTGCTGAAAAAATACTGCTCTTATAACTAGGATCTCTTAGTAGGTTATAAAACGACTCACACAAAACATTCAAATAAGGATATTGTTTTGTTAAACTTAAATCAATGTCGCTACATCCGCCAATTAAATTTATTTTAGTTTTATATGTTTTTCCGATTTCGTTTAAGTTATAGTAAAAAAGATCTATTAAAGTTTTATTAAATTCTTTATAATTGCCATTTTTAAATATGTGACTAAAATTAGCTGTATTATGATTTATCTTAGATATAACACTTCTCATTGGTTCTGTTTGTATTACTAATATACAAGTTTTAGGTTTTCTAAAAGATTTTACAGTGTAAGATTCTAATACACCTCTTAAGGATTCTAATATAAATTCATTACTTACGCCGCCTTGAGAAAAATTTTCAATTTCTGAAAAATATTCTAATAGTTTTTCGCTGAAATAATTGTCGCCATTGTCGATAAAAGATCCGTCAGGCGTTGTCCAAGCGCCTCTACCCCAGCTGTCTCCAAAAATTAAAGCTCTGTGATACTTTGATGCTTTCCACATTATATTAACTCATAAATTTCTGGAAATTTAACAGGACGCATATTGTCTAAGGTTTTTAAATAATCAAGTGTTTGGTCTAACTTATCACTCCAGTCTTCACTATTCATAAAATCTATTAATCCGCTCCATTGTTGTACTTCGCTGTTGTCTGGATATTTTGCCATAAAGTTTCTTAACTTTTCTTCTACTCGTTTTTTTGATTCAGCAGATAAAACCTTTGTACAAAGATATTGAGGCCAATGTAGTGTAGCAGCGTGAAATAGTCCGTTACGTCTTGTTCTTTTTCCTATTTTTTTAAAGTTTTGCGACCAAAGCCATTCAGCAAATTCTGGTAGCCAATAGATGTTAAGTGCCTGAACAGTAGTGTTAA